TAAGATTTACAGCTAAAACCTGGTGATTGATTAAGAATCAAATTGCAGTACGGAGGTGGGGGTTGTTACTGCGTGAGATCCCCCTCGAATGAGGGGGATTGATTAACTAGAAAGAAAGAAAGAGGTCGTATGCAAACAAATATACAAATACAACAAGATGATCTACTCACAATAGATCCAAGTGCGTATTTTGAAGTTGAGAAAAAACAATTAAAATATGTAGCAGATACTTTAAATGACGAACAAGAAGTATATGAATCTGTAAACAGGTATGCACTTGTAAGAAAAGATAATGGTAAATTACTTGGTATTCATTCTGATGATTACATTGTTAGACCATATTCTGCATTAGCAGAAAAAGTAAACGAAGTAATCAAAGATGCTGTACCAAATATTGACCAATGGAAAATAACTACAGAAGATCACGTTTATGCTGATGGTAGAAAGTTTAGAAGAAATATAAACTTCTGGAATGAGCAAATCTATTTAGATTCTAATAAACGTGCTAACGAATGTATTATTCCACAAGTTAGAATTTATTCATCACTTGATGGACAATGGGGCCAACAGATTATGTTTTCCTCAATGTATATGTGGTGTTTAAATGGTATGGTAAGACCTGATTGGACATTTACTGTATACAATAAACATAGTTCCAAACAGGATATTACTTATAGTGTCGCTGAGTTTCGTTCTGGTTTAGAAAGCCATAAAGAAATGGGTGACGAAATGTTTAAAATGATGCAAAAGAAAGTGAGAGTTAATGATGTTACAGAACTATTCAGGAAAACATTGGCTAACAATCGTAAAAGAAATCTCGATATCGACAATAACAGTATTATTGTTATGCGTGATTTGGACTCTTTATGGGGTAAGTATGTTGCTAAATATGGCAATACAGTTTTTGCGATTTATCAAACTGCAACTGACTGGGCAACTCATCCAGTCACCAGAGGAGCAGTTTACAATGTTTCGAGAAAACGAGAAAAACAAGTCGCAGAAATGATGCAATCTGATTATTGGAATGAATTATATAATTAAGGAGTTATATGAAAATAAAACAGTTAATAGAAATAATTCGTATCACAGGGAGAACAATACCCTGTGATATTGAACAACAATTGCAAGAAAAATATCTTTCAGAAAGTAAAGGTGAATGGATTGCAGTTGGTGATATGGATCTAATACATTTTATTAGAGCTTTTAATAAACGACATGATAAATCTACTAAGAAAGTAAAATCTTATGTAGAACAATTATTACAAACTATGGAGATACCGTATGAAAATAGATGAGTTAATAACTTTTCTTGCTAATACTGATGAACCATTTGCTAAAGTACAAGCAGAGCTGACGTATGGTCAAGATATTTTAAAACATTTAAAAGGTGCTTTTGTGTCTGGATCAGAACTTCCAGTATCTAAAGCTACCGAACAATTTTATGCATCAAAGAATTATACTAATCATATTTCTAAACTGCAAAAATTAAATGTTGAACAATTAACTTTAAAGAACCAAAGAAGAACTGCTGAAATGAGAATAGAAATATGGAGATCATTAGAAGCATCAAGGAGAAAAACTAATGTCTAAAGTACAACTTAAACCATCTGATAAAGCTATTATAAAATTATATACTGATAGAGAACATGATATTTATAATGCTGGATTTAAAGATGCTAAAGAAAGAAATAAAACTATTTTTAAATTTGTACCAGATACTAAACCAATACATAACGAAGAAGTTTATAATATAATTATAGACTCAGTATGTACTTGGTTTAAAATTAAAAAATCTGAATTATTTAGTGGTATGAGATGCCAATATTTAGTGATACCGAGATCTATGGCTATTAATTTATTAAGAGAATGTACTGCATTTTCTTTTCCACAATTAGCTGTGCTAACAGGTAAAGATCATACTAGTTTAATATATCATGTACAAATGAGATTAAATAAAAAACATTATTGGAGTATAGATAATAATCATGCTGTTTATGCAGTTATTAAAGGATTGATAAATGAAAAATGCAAGAAATCAGATAAACAATAAAATCGGTGGGCATATTAAACGATTGCGTAAACAATCTAAACTCACACAAAGCAATCTTGCTGCCGTATTAGGTGTTTCATTTCAACAAATACAAAAGTTTGAAAATGGTGAAAACCGTATATTTGCACACCAATTGTTTGAATTATGTAATGAATTTAAATGGAATTTAGACGAATTTAAGGCATCAGAGTCATCTGTATCAGTCCTTAATAGCTAGTGTGGAAGTAGGCAGCTGTTCGCTAGTCGCTCAGTGCGTTGTTGATCCAGGCAACGCACATTGAGTGTTGACATTTAACTATTTGTGCGTATGCTTAAATTATGCCAAATCAAGAAGCATTAGGCCCGATATTTCATAACCAAGTAATTCCACAATTTGTGGATGCTAGGAAGAATAAAGGAATATCACAATTAGAAATGGATGAGATCTTGGGGGTAGCCAAGGGATTAGTTTCTAAATGGGAGTGTGGAATAAGAAAACCAAGTGGTTGGCTATTCTGTTGTTGGGCAGATGCTTTAGATATGCAAATAACATTAACCCCAAAGGTGCTAAAACAATGACAATAAACCCTGATTTTAATCCTGGTGAAATCACAAATGATCCTATTGTCAATAAAGTTGTTGACATAGTTATGAAACGACACATGCAAGGCATGGAGAAGTTTGGTAAAACTATGGAAGTAAACGACAGACCTTTAGATGAATGGATAGATGAAACAATTGAAGAATTGTTAGACGCTGTTCATTATTTAGTTAAAGCTAAATCTATTACAGATAAGTTTAAACTAAAAGAAAAAGAGCTGCAACAACTTGTTGATAAATTTAAGGAAGGAACATTTGTAGATGATAAGGAAAATAAAACGCAAGAATAACATAGATTATTCAGCTCCTCATAATAGACAAATGCTGTTTCGTATGCGTTTGCTTAAATTTTACAAGCAAATAGAATATGATGAAGACGTATATGTTGCAACAGCAAATAAAATTTTACATGGTACTTTGCCATGGAAATATGTAAATGAAATAGAAAAGTTGAGGTTAAAACATGAGAAAGAAAAAAAAGAAAGATGGAAAAAACTTCAAGAAAAAAAAGCAGAAAGTCTTGGTCTTAAAGTTAGATCCATTGTTAATAGATATAAAAGATAAACACTTTTGGAAAGTAGGAGGAACTATATGAAAGAGTTTGATAGAAAACAAGGTATAGGTGGTAGTGATGCTACTAGATTATACGAAGGCAATTGGCATGAACTATGGCAAGAAAAAACAGGTGCTACCGAACCTGCAGATTTGTCTGATGTATTACCTGTACAGATGGGAGTACATACAGAACCATTTAATATTCAATGGTTTGAAAAACAAACTGGTTTAGAAGTACATGGTAAACAAGAAACATTTTTTCATCCTAAATATAAATTTATGTACGCTCATGTTGATGGTTTAATTATGCCTGACAAACAAGATCTAAAAGATGGTACAGATAAAGGTGTATCTATTTTAGAATGTAAACATACAAATGCATTTAGTAATCCAAAGAAAGTAGCAGATAAATACAAAGCACAGATACAACATTATTTAATGTGTGCTGCATCTAAAAGATGTTATGTTTCTGTATTCTTTGGTAATATGAAATATGAAGTTATGGAAATATCTGAAGATCTTGAGTTTCAAGAACAATTAACTAATGCTGAAATATTGTTTTGGCATTTTGTAAAAACTAAAAAAGAACCACCAGAGTTTATTAGTTTTGAAAATTTTAACAGTGAGGAGTTTACAGATGGAGAAACAATCATACCCATACTCGCCAGGAAGTAAAGAGAATGGTACATCATTAGAAGCTGCTGAACTTATTAAAGCAGGAGCTGAAACTATTAGAATGAAAGTATTTGATGTAATAACTAATAAAGGTAATTTTGGTGCAACTTCAGATGAGGTTGCTGAACTACTAAATTTAAGTCCTTTTACAGTTAGACCAAGAGTAACTGAGTTGTATAAACAAGGTAAAATTGATAGAACTGATAAAAGAAAAAACTTAAGTGGAGCAAAGGCTTATGTGTATATAACAAAGGAGGTGCAACATGGGAAAGCCAATAGATAGTAGAGCATTAGCTATACTAAAGAAACTTAACCTAGATCAGAAAGACGATCAAGGTCAATACAAAGCATTGTGGGATTGTCGTGGTACTTGGGTAATGTATCATAGATTTATTGAACAAGCAGGTGCAGAAAATGGTATTGTATATTCATATGATGAAATAGAAACTAATTCTGCAGATGGTATTGTTGTAGTCAAGTGTACTGCCCAAATGGAAAAAGATAGAGTTAAATATCAAGTTATATCTTATGGTGAGTCTTCACCTAAGAATACTAAAAACTCTTATCCATATGCTATGGCAGAAAAACGTGCTTATGACAGATGTGTTCTTAAGCTATTAGGTTTACATGGCTTTGTATATTCAGAAGATGAAATGCCTGATGAAGTAAAAGCAAAAGGTAAAGAAGCTAGTAAGCTAGATAGTAATATTAAAATAGTAAACGTAAAGGAGATGAAGAAACATGATAAATAAAGTTATGTTGATTGGTAGATTAGGTGCTGATCCAGAAGTCAAAAAGACTAAAAATGGAGATAGTTTTGCCAACTTATCTTTAGCTACAAATAAAAAAGTTAAAGATAATGAAAAAACTACATGGCACAAAATTGTAGTATTTGATCCTCGTATCGCAGATACTATGGGTAAATACGCAAAGACAGGTACATTGTTATATGTCGAAGGTGAGATTGAAACTAGATCTTATAAAGATGCTAATGACAATCAAAGATATGTAACTGAAATAATTGTGCCTAGATATTCTGGTGTAATTAGAATGGTCGGCAGTAAATCTGAATCCAAAGGTTCAGATGCTGGTGGCGATTTTGATAATCAGTTTTAATAAAATTCCAGTGCGTTTACTTAGTTCCCTTTCGTAAACGTCTAAACACAACTTGATTACTGAGTTGGGAATAAACAGTAATAGTGTGTAATCATACACACTTTAAAAGTAACACAACAATAGTGTGTTGCTCCTTTCGGCCAGGGGGTGTTAGTTCCTATGTAAATAGGTTTTTCCCCCTGGTTAATTTGGTGCAGATTAATTAGCAGTCCTAGGCTAACTGCTTAATTCAAGATGGAAACGGTGCGTTGCTAGTTCTTGAGCCAAATGTAATAAAATGCTATGAGTATTTTAGATTTGAAAAAAGAATTTAAAAAACGAAAACTAAAGCTAACGCATTGCGTTGAATCTTTAGAAGAATTAAATGATTATCTCACAGTAGATATTCTTAAACGTGGTAATATAGATGCAACTCTTGTTGCTCTTATTTCTGCATCAATGACACTTTGTTCTCAATATAATAAAAAAAAATTTGTAATAGATCTATTTTCTTCAGCTTTAGCTACAATTGAGTCTGAAAAATACCGAGATGACGGTAATAAGCTAAATTAAGCTCTTATTTTAACATTTTATTTATAGGGTACTGAGATACCGAATATTAGCTTGAAGGCTACTCTCCGTGGCTCTGAGAGCGTTTTTCGTCATCATTTTTCATGCATATATAGTGTGCATGACCAGATTGGTAAAAACTGACAAAACTATCTGTGTTTACTATTTCTTCTTGACAATACCTGCATTTGCCTACGTTTATAATTATTTCTTTTGATTTTATCCAAGTCTTTTTCTTCGAACTGTTTTTCATGTGGTGTGTTATTAGCTAAGTCTTCTAGAAACTTATTCCAAGATGAGTTTTTTAATACTTTTGCTGCCATCTATATTAGACTCTAATTCTGCCATTGATTTAATACATTGATATTGAATATTATTATTTTTATTAGATCTCATTGCAACTCTTTTACCTTTTAAACAATCTGACATAGACTTTTGGATTCTATGTTCTTTAATCTCTCCGTTGACAATCATAAGTAAAGCTATAATTAACTCCATTAATGACCTCCATTTGCCCTAACTTTGTCTTTTAATTGTTCAATATCAGCTAATGCTTTATCTAACTGTTCTCTCAAAAATTCTATATTAACTTTGTTAGTCATGTTCATTTCTTGAGTCTGTTCCATTTTTTCAACAGACTTGTACAAATCTTCAATTAAAAATATTTGCTCTTGATCTACTGGGACTTGTTCTGATTTTTTTAACAAATCATTTTGAAATAATTCTCTTGATGTCTCCAGAGATACTAATCTTGAAGTTAGTTCTGTATATCCAAGTACTCCCATTGCAACAAGTACAATCAAACTAGCTACCGTTTTCATAGGCATTTGTACTTTTGCTTCTTCTCCGATATTTAATGGTTTCATTTTTTCTTAATTTTATTTAAAGTAGTAACCCCAAATGACGCTCCTACCATGGTCAAAATAATATACCAAAACATAGGATCAGCTTTACCTAGCGCATCCCAAGCTCTATCACACCAAGGTTGTGTCCAAGGTAGGAAATGTAAACCAAAAATTAAAGTATAAAAGACGACTAAATATTCATCTTTCCATGAGTTTGTTTGCTGACGTACTTGTTCCATTTGTACACCAACTTTAGCTATATCAAGAGATGATGCTGCTTCTATTTCTTTAGCTCTAATTATTTTATCCTTTTCTAATTTATGTTGGATTCCTCCAATAACTTTAGATCCTATCATACGAGTAATAGGATTTTTAAGAATAGGTAAAATAAAATTTAACACTAGTATCTCCAAACATTAGGTCTAACTACATACTTTTGACCTTGGTCTATTGTAAGAAAATCAATATGAGTAAATGTTTTAGCAATACCAATACCCATTGCTCTTGGATTGTATTGCAATCCAAATCTTAATAATTGATATTGTGATTGAGTATTAGTTCCAATATCAACTGCAAAACCTGTTGTGTGTGGCCCATCTTCTCCTGTACTTGATACCGAATTGTTATGTTCAGGGCATCTATATCCAGAAGTAATAGTAACACCTGCACCTTTTACTTCTCTGTATGCTTGTACAAAATCTAATATAACAGGTGATATTTTTAAAGCATTACAATGTTGACAAGCAAATTCAGATGGTTTGAAGTTATGCCATCTAACTGAATCCCATTGATCTGCATGTGTTATCATATTTTCCATAAATATTTAATATACCATTCTTTTGCTTTGTGCCATTTTCTTTCAACACAATCTTTAAAGTTACTCCACTTTTCTTTTAATTTATCCATATTGTTTCTCCAATCTATCCATAGAAATAAACTGACTTTCTTGGATGTGATTTTCCCATATACCGAGTTCAACTATACCCCAACTCCATCCAGTTAAATTTAATTTAGCATAATCTTCAACATGATTAAAAGGCAACGCACAACCAACATTAACTATTCTAACGTAATTTTTATCGCCTATTTTTGGAGCTTTCCAATCTCTATATTTATGGGTGTGACCAAATACTATATCATTAGTTGCATCATTAGCTATTTGTACTTCACAATTTTTACCACCATATTCTTTACCCATGATGTTAAGAGGACAATGAGTGAACCCCACCCCCCCTATATATTTAAATTCACCATAAATAGATATTTTCCAGTTGTTTAATAAAAAAGAGTCGTTCAATTCTTTTTTCATCATACCTTGTATTTCTGGAATATTTTCTTCAAATTTATTTACTCTTTGTTCGTGATTTCCTAAAGTTACATGTCTAGGTATTCTATCATTATCAATATATTTATCTAACAATTTAATTGATGATCTTAAAGAATCTATGTCTACCATAAAAGCATCTTTAAGTTTACCAGCTTGTGTATGATTTTTTTGAAAATAACTTAAGCTATCAAATGAAGCCCAATCACCTATTTGTATTATATAATCTGGTTGACATTCTTTAATGTATTTACCAATCCATTTAAATCTATCTTGAGATATATGTGGTGAGTCATGAGCATCACCTATTACAATTATTCTATGACCTTTAAACACTTTCTATTTCCTTACATATAAACTTAGTAGCAAGTTGTAAATTATTAACTTCTTCTACGTTTTGTTCTTTAAGGAAATTTATAGAGTAATCTAGAGCTGCATCAACGCACTGGCTCCAAGAATTATAATAAATATTATGACTAACTGGAGGTGCGCAAACATTATTTAAAAAACTACAAATCCATATTGTTAATGCAAATTTCATTTGTAATTTAAGTAGCCTAGTATTCCTGCAACTAAACTACCTAAAAATACTAATACAGCTACTATTCCTTTGCCTTTTGATACACTATCAGACAATGTATCAACTTTTTTTTCTAATCTATCTATTGATGAAATTAGATTTTTCATTCTTTCTGCACAAAGTTTTTCATGTGCAGATAGTCTTACACCTGCTGATAATTCTGCATAAGACTTTTTTCTAGACATTAGCCTTTAGGATTATCAGCTTTGACTTGTGCTATCCAATCAGACCATAAATTAGTTGAATTAACTTTATCCCAATAAATCATGTCTAGTTGTTCGCCAATAGACTTTTTATTGTATTCAACTTCTCTATCTCTTTGATATTGTTTAGCATCATAGTCAGCTTGTAGTTCAGTTTGCTTTGCTGAAACTTCAGACCAAGTAAATGTTTGCGTATCAGAAAAAATAGCTGAACCATTTTCA